ATGAATGATCTGGAAAAAACGCTTGCGATAAAAGAAGCCAGAGAAGAACAGCAGAAAGCAGAAGAAAAAGCCAGATTGCAAGGTGAATACCACATTGACCTGAATATTGTCCCGGACGTATTCCATAAAATGATTAGGGATATTCGAGCAAAGAAACATAGTGAATACATTCTCCCCGGCGGGCGTGGATCCATGAAGTCATCGACAATATCATTGATTATACCGGAACTGTTGAAGAATAATCCGAACATGCACGCTCTGATTCTGCGAAAAGTCGGAAACACTATCAAAGATTCTGTTTATGCTCAGATGAAATGGGCTATTGATAAATTAAATCTAAATGAGGAATTTACGTGCAAGGTATCTCCTATGGAGATTACGTATAAGCCCACTGGACAGAAGATTTACTTTCGTGGTGCTGACGATCCGTTAAAGATTAAATCTATCAAGCCGGAGTTTGGTTATATCGGAATTGTTTGGTTCGAGGAACTTGATCAATTTGCCGGTCCGGAAGAAATACGAAATATTCAGCAGTCTGCGATTCGTGGTGGTAATGAAGCGTATAAGTTTAAATCATTCAACCCGCCGAGGAGTAAGAATAACTGGGCAAACGAATATACGGCAGAAGCAGAAGAAAAAGATGATAGCGCGCTGGTTGTGCATAGCACATATCTTGATCTTGACATTGAACAGGAATGGCTCGGAGATATATTCCTTGCAGATGCTGAACATCTAAAAGAAGTAAATCCAGACGCTTATGACAACGAGTATTTAGGGCACGCCAACGGAAATGGTGGAAATATCTTTGAATACATCGAAGAAAGAGCTATCACGGACGAAGAAATTAGTCACTTTGATAGAATCTATCAGGGTGTTGACTGGGGATGGTTCCCAGATCCTTATGCATTTGTGCGGATCTATTATGACCATGCAAGAGAGATAATTTATCTTCTCGATGAAATTGGCGAAAACAAAAAGTCAAACGACTGGACTGCTGCCGAAATCAAGAAGCGTGGTTATGATGACTATGTGATCACTTGTGACAGTGCTGAGAATAAATCTGTAAATGATTACAGGGACGCAGGACTTCCAGCAAGAGGAGCAATCAAGGGACCTGGCAGCGTTGAATACTCAATGAAGTGGTTGCAAAAAAGAAAATTAGTGTTTGACCCTGCTAGAACACCAAAAGCCTTAAAAGAGTTCAAGAAGTACGAATACGAGAGAGACAAGGACGGAAACATTATAAGCGGTTATCCCGACAAAGATAATCACTTTATAGATGCTTGCAGATACGCCACTGAAGAGATGTGGAGAAGAAGGGGGTACAGTGCATAAAATGTTAGATAGGTACTTTTCAGATAAAATAAATAAATTCTTAAGCATCGGTTTAAAAATATATGGATCATCTGACATTAACGAAATCTTAAAAGTTGTAGAATATGAAGACATTATTGTGCGAGATACTTCTGTAAGATGGATGGATTTTAAAAGGTAGATTAAATGAGACTTATAACAACACTAAAAAGGTGGTTTAACATGATTTTCAAAAAACAAGCCGAAGAGGATTTTAACATCCGGGCAGCAGAATTTCCAGAAATGGAATCGCTGATTAACCGGTGCGCGAACATTTACAGGGGAGTACCGGAATGGCTAGATGATAAGAATAACATCAAGACGATTAATTTTGCAAAATCTGTCTGCTCAGAAACAGCCAGACTCGCAACACTGGCGATTGGCATTCAGATAGACGGTTCTGCAAGAGCAACATGGCTTCAGGAACAGATTGACAAGGTATATTTCCAGATCCGGCGCTGGGTAGAATATGGCTGTGCTTATGGAACAGTATTTATCAAGCCAAACGGCGAGAGCCTTGACGTATTTACTCCGGCAGACGTGATGATTGTGGATTATGACAATCAGGAAATCAAAGGGATTATATTTAAGGATTCTTATACCGTCGGACGGAAATACTACACAAGGCTTGAATATCATCGTTTTGTTGAGACAACAGTGGACGGAGCGACAACTTATCCGTATTATGTTTCCAACAGAGCTTATGTATCAAAATCCTCTCAGTCAATCGGAGACAAGATTGACCTTAAACAGACAAAGTGGGCTGACCTCATGGCAGATACACCGCCGATACTCAAGGCAAACGGCGAGAAGCTGGACGGACCGTTGTACGGAATGTTGCGGACACCGCAGGCGAACAATGTGGATATCAGTACACCACTTGGACTTCCAATATTCGCAGAAGCTATCGAAGAGCTGAAAGACCTTGACATTGCATATAGCAGAAATGCCGGAGAAATTTTTGATTCGCAGAAGATAGTTCTGGCAGATGACAGATTGCTGATGCCAAGCGGTACACCTGTAGCAGCCATGTCGCCACAGGGTATGGAGAACAGACGTAATGAGATGAACTTACCGCACTTTGTCAAGAATGTATTCGGACAGGACGAGAAAGAATTTTATCAAGAAATCAATCCGATTCTCAACACAGATACCCGTATAAGCGGAATAAATGCCATTTTAAGCCAGTTAGGATATAAGATTGGATTCTCCAACGGGTACTTTGTTTTCAACGAATCTAGCGGCATTCAGACGGCTACAGGAGTAGAAGCGGAACAGCAGAGGACAGTGCAGTTTATCAAGGATGTAAGGGATAAGTTGGAGTCTTGCCTAGATGAAGTTATTTACGCATTGAACGTTTACGCTGATCTGTACGGACTTGCACCTGTCGGAGCTTATGAAGTCAATTATGATTTTGGAGACATCCTCTATGTCAGAGAAAACGACCGTGCAAGGTGGTGGCAGTATGTGACCACTGGCAAAGTTCCGGCATGGATGTATTTCGTGAAATTTGAAGGAATGACGAAAGACGAGGCGGTAGCAATGGTTAAAGAAGCCCAGCCAGACGAACCAAAACTGTTTGGAGATGAGTAATTATGTTAAGCCCAGAATATTTACGCCGGATAACAGAGGGCAGTGAACAGATTGCGGAAGAATTGCATCAGTATATCATCTCTGAGATTGTGTCGAGAATGATGGCAAGAATTGGAAGAGGTGAAGATTATATTCTGACCAATGCTGATGCGTGGAGAATTAGAACGTTACAGGAATCTGGCGAACTGCTAGAGGACATTCTAGCAGAACTATCCAAATATACCAAACGTGAACAACAGGAACTTCTTGAAGCGTTTGAAGATGCCGGAATCACTGCAATGAACTATGACGATAAAGTCTATAAGGCAGCAGGATTAAGCCCTGTACCGCTCGAACAGTCCCCAGCAATGATAAGGCTCATGGAGCGCAACATGCTTGCAACCATGGGCGAGTGGAAGAATTTCACACGAACAACCGCAAGTGCCGCTCAGAGACTCTACATTGAGCAATGCGACCTTGCATATAATCATGTGATGACTGGGGCGGTTGGGTATACGCAAGCCATCAAAGAGGCGGTTAACAACGTTGTGAGTGATGGCGTATATGTTGAGTACATAAACAAAGAGACAGGAAAGAAAAGACGTGATACAATCGAAACAGCAGTAGCACGTTCTGTCAGAACTGGTGTGGCTCAGGCTACGGGAGATATATCTCTAAAGCGCATGGAAGAAATGGACTGGGATTTGATTCTGGTCAGTGCTCATATGGGAGCCAGAACAGGTGACGGCGGTCAGGATCCGGGAAATCACTCATGGTGGCAAGGAAAGATATACTCCCGTTCTGGCAAGAGTAAGAAATTTCCACCGTTCTCATTGACCGGATATGGAACAGCAAGTGGACTGTCAGGCATCAACTGTCGGCACAGTTTTGGAGCCAGTGACGGAGAATTTAATCCCTATGCAGAATTATCAGCACAGGACAAAGCCGACAAAGGTAAGCAGTACGAAAAAGAACAGCGGCAACGTACTTATGAACGGAGAATCCGCAAAACGAAGCGTGAAGTTCTCGGACTGCAAGCAGGAGTTGACAATGCACCGAATGAAAAGGCAAAATTCGCATTACAACAAGACCTTGACCGGAAGTCTTATCTTTTACAGAAACAAAATGCTACATATAAGGAATATTGCAAGCAGAACGACCTGAGGGAACTGCAAGACCGACTCATGATAGCAAAGTGGAATCGCCAGAATGCTGCAAAAGCCAGAGGAGCGGCAAAACGATATAAAACAGCAAAGGGGATTGACTGATGGATAGATGGGAATATTTCAATCCGAATCCTGTTAAGGGTAAGAGAACCGGAGATTGCGTTGTCCGGGCAATATGCAAGGCAACCGATTTTGACTGGGAAACGGTATTCGCCGGATTAATGGTGCAGGCATGTACTCTGTCAGATATGCCAAGCGCAAATTATGTTTGGGGAGCGTATCTCTATAAGCATGGATACAGACGTAAACTGATAGAACAGTCAGAGCGATATATCTATACAGTCAACGACTTTTGCACAGATCATCCAACAGGTACATACATCCTCTGCATAGATGGTCATGTGGTGACAGTACAAGATGGCGAATATTTCGATACATGGGATTCCGGTAATGAGATCCCGGTATATTACTGGGAAAAGGAGTAGCTAAATGAGCATATCAGAATTTATACAGATTTTTCTCTCTATCTGCGGAGGAGTGTCTATTGTCGGAGGAGCGGCGGCTGTAATCTTTAAATGGATTACTCCGGCATTCCGACTTAATAAGCGAGTAGAGACACTGGAAGAACATGATAGACGAGATTATGAAAGTCTTCGGAGAATCGCAGAACGAGATTCATTAATTCTGGAAGTGTTATCAACCATGCTGGATAGTCAGATTAGTGGGAATAATGTAGAAGAATTAAAAAAAACAAAACAGAAGCTTACAAATTATCTTGCGCAGAATCAACGTTAGCATTAATAAGGGGTATGCTCATGAAATTATATGTGTTCACAAAGAAAGATATAGACAGATTCTTAATAGAGTGTAATTTCACGCCGGACGAAGAAAGATTGTTCCGATTGAGATGCAAGGAATATACGCTCGAATACTGCGCCGAACAGATGAATGTGAGCATATCTACAGCAAAGCGGTTAAGCCGGAGGGTAAATAATAAAATAACCAAAGTGTGCTGATACTTTTTGGATACTAATTAGAGCCAGAAACGACCTGTTTCCGGTTCTTTTTTTATGTAAAAATATAGCTATAGAAAGTCATAGAATAAGTCATAGGAGGTGTACGAGATGGCATTATATAACAATCCTTATCAATATAGTTTTGGTGTTCCGGGACAGATGAACCAGTTTCAGCAACAGCCTGTCCAGATGCCAACTCAACCAGTGCAGCAACCGCAGCAGAATAACAATGGTATCCTGTGGGTGTCTGGAGAAGTAGGTGCAAAATCCTATCTGGTAGCACCCGGGACAAGTGTTTTACTAATGGATTCAGAATCAGAAAAATTCTTTATAAAATCCACAGACGTTTCCGGTATGCCACAGCCATTGCGAACGTTTGAGTATCATGAAGTAGGCACTCAGATGCCGCCTAAACAGCCTGTTCAGAACATGGACAGTAAGTACGTCACCAGACAGGAATACGATGATTTAAAAGCCAAATGTGACGCTATAGCAAGTCGATTAAATTCGTTTTCTGAACCTGTTAGGGCTAATACCGTGCAGGAATCAGCAGTCAAGGGAGGAAACGCAGATGAGTAATCCATTATTTAACGCCCTCGGTGGTGGAATGCCGCAGGGAAACGGACCAATGCAGATGATACAGCAGTTTATGCAGTTTAAGCAGAATTTTAAGGGAGACCCGAAAGCAGAAGTTGAGAAGATGTTACAGTCTGGGAAGATTTCCCAACAGCAACTTAATCAGGTTCAGCAGATGGCAGGACAGTTCCAAAACCTGCTGAAAGGAATGAAATAGTACATTACAATCTGGCCAGATTGATGTAAATACACAAAAAGGAGATTATATTATGGATGGAAATTATAGCTTAGCAGATATTGCTGCTGCTACTGGAAATGGTAGAAATAATGACGGCATGTTTGGTGGAGATGGTAGCTGGTGGATTATTGTTTTATTTATTTTTGCTTTCTTCGGATGGGGAAACAACGGCTGGGGCAATAATGGCAATGGCGGCGGATATACAGCCACAGCAGCTACTCAAACAGACATTCAGAGAGGATTTGACAATTCCGCAGTAATTAGCAAACTTGACGGAATCAATAACGGCCTCTGTGATGGATTCTATGCAGTGAACAACGGTATGCTTACCGGATTCAACGGCATCAATACGAACATCATGCAGACTGGCTTTGGCATCCAGCAGGCTATTAACGCTGACACTGTAGCAAATATGCAGAATACCAATGCACTCCAGGCACAGCTTGCAAACTGCTGCTGCGAAACCAGAGAAGCAATCCAGGGCATAAACTACAACATGGCACAGAATACCTGTGCATTGCAGAACACCATGAACAGTAACACAAGAGACATTATCGACAGCCAGAACGCCGGAACAAGGGCAATCCTTGATTACCTGTGCAACGAAAAGATATCTAACTTGCAGGCTGAAAACAATGACCTCAGACGCGCTGCTTCTCAGGATCGCCAGAGTGCATTGCTCACAACTGCAATGGCTTCACAGACACAGCAGCTTATTAATGCGATTAATCCGGCACCGATCCCGGCATATCAGGTTCCTAACCCGAACACATATTACGGATGCGGATGTAACACCGGATGCAATTGTTAATAACTTCATATCGAGAGTATCTTTCGACTGATTCGAATGTCGGCTTATGCCGTATTACACAGAGGGGCAGGCTGAGACCTGTCCTTTTGTGATATGAAAGGAGCATTTTATGGCAGAATTTACAAATGTAGCTGCTCAGACTGTAGCAGCAAATGGAAACGTAGTATTTTCAAACACAGCAATCAAAGGTTCTAACTGCATTCAGCACAGAGAGGGAAGTGGAATCATCACTCTGAGAGGGCTTACTAACCAGTGCAAGGCTAGATTTTTCATGGACTTTTCTGGTAATATCGCAATTCCAACGGGCGGTACTGTCGGAGCTATTTCTCTGGCTATTGCAATCTCTGGCGAACCTGTATTATCTTCACAGATGATTTCCACACCGGCAGCAGTAGACCAGTATAATAATGTGTCCTCTGGCATTTATATTGATGTACCTCGTGGATGTTGCGTTAACATCGCAGTAGAGAATACAAGCGATCAGGCTGTTTCTGTTGCGAACGCAAACATTGTCGTAACCAGAGAAGCGTAGGAGGTGTGATTATGAGAGATATTAAAGACTTATGCGCAAGAATCGAAGATGAACTTTCCAAAATCGCTGACAATGGACTAACCACTGGAAATCTGGAAATGACATACAAGCTGATTGATATGTACAAAGATATAAAGAACACGCAGTACTGGGATAAGAAAGCGGAGTATTACAACGCTGTCCTTGATGAAATGCGTAGCGGATACAATGACGATTACAGCGAGCGTGGAAGAAAACGTGACAGCATGGGGAGATACAGCGCAAATGATGGCAGAATGATGCCGGATTACGACAGGGGCAATTCTTATGCCAGACGCGGTGAACATTATGTAAGAGGGCATTACAGCCGTTCTGACGGGCGAGACGCTTACGATGATTATATGACGCAGAAACAGAGCTATCGTTCCGGCAAGTCTGAAGACTGCAAGAGGAAGATGCTTGCCGCTCTGGAAGAACATCTGGACGAACTTACAACAGAAATGAGCGATATGTCCAAGGATGCAGAGTGCCGGGAGGAACGCGATCTTGTCAAGAGATACGTGGAAAAACTTCGCGATATGCTCTAAAAACGCAAAAAGTGGTAGAGAGGTAGTTAAAATAAATCTGTTATAATGTAATTGTGCAGCAGGAAGCACAGTGGTTGTTTTGACATTTTTGTTTTATCCTCCTTTCTTTAACTAAATAGCTGGTGCGCACGCTTTAATGGAGAGTTAAACAGGTTCGAGTCCTGTCGTGCGTATTTGCCGTCTGGCACGCAAGATGGCATACCTCCTTGATTAAGGTTTTTGTTATTCATACTTTTCTTAAAAAAGAAATAAATATCCGAAACAACTCGTGGTAGGCATAACACGTTAAATACCTTGCTAATCCGGGGATCCGGGCTATGTGGAATGTACGTTAATGGTAGACTGACAGGGTCGCGCCCTGGGTTCCGGTTCGATTCCGGGCGTTCCGCTTTGATTTGGTTAAAATTATGCTGTTTGTTTGCAGGCGGTCTATGATTTGGCTGAATCACAACATCATGATGCTGTAAAGGTTATGTCTTATCCTGTAGACTAATGTTTAGTCCGAAAAGGCACTTCAATGTGGCTTCGCCAAGTGGTAAGGCACCGGGCTTTGACCCCGAGAGAGGAACACTCATTCATTGGTTCGAATCCAATAGCCACAGTTACCCTGTCAGTGGTCTAACTGGCTTAATCCATTTTACCTGCGGCGGCAGGTCAATAAACACGACCAGGAGGATGTTATGCAGAAACTTATTGACACATTAAAATCATTTGGAATTGAAATCCCGGAGGACAAACAGGCAGATGTGAAGAAAGCACTTTCAGAGCATTATAAGAATGCAAAAGAAGTATCAAAAACTCTGTCAAAAATCGAGGGTGAACGTGATGACTGGAAAGAACGTGCTGAGACAGCAGAGGAAACCTTAAAAGGTTTTGACGGTATCGACCCGGCAAATGTTAAAACCGAGTTAGAGACTTGGAAACAGAAAGCGGCAGATGCAGAGAAAGAATTCAACGCAAAAATCTATGACCGTGATTTCTCAGATGCTCTGAAAGCAGCACTCGATGATGTTAAATTTTCCAGTGAGGCTGCAAAGAAATCAGTCATGGCAGACATCAAAGAAGCTGGATTAAAACTGAAAGACGGTAAAATCCTTGGGCTGAACGATCTGATCGAGCAGATGAAGCAGTCTGACGCATCCGCTTTTGTGGATGAATCTCAGCAGCAGGCTCAGCAGAATCAGGCGAGATTTACAACACATGTTGGACAGCAGCAGACACCGGGAAACATGACAAAGAAAGATATCGAAGCAATCAAAGACCCGTCCGAGAGACAGGCTGCAATTGCTCAGAATATCCAGTTATTCCAGTGATTTTTTTACACCGACTATACATCAGAGTATAGCCGCTAACCCAATACCTTAACAATTATGGGTAGAAAGGATTTTTTATATGGCAGCAAAAGCTAATCTTATTATGAGTAATGATATTCAGGTCACAGCGCGTGAGATTGACTTTGTAACCAGATTCGAAAGAAACTGGGAACACTTACGTGAGATTCTTGGTATCATGCGTCCAATCAAAAAACAGCCGGGTGCTGTACTGAAATCTAAGTACGCAGAGGGTACTTTACAGAGCGGAAATGTTGGTGAGGGCGAGGAAATCCCTTACAGCAAGTTTACTGTAAAAGAAAAGAGCTATGCGGAAATGACTATCGAAAAGTACGCAAAGGCTGTATCTATCGAAGCAATCAAGGATCACGGTTATGAGAACGCTGTTCAGATGACTGATGATGAATTCCTTTTCCAGCTTCAAACTGACGTTACCGGCAGATTCTATGATTATCTGAAAACCGGTACACTTACTTCCACAGAAACAACATTCCAGATGGCTCTGGCAATGGCTAAAGGCCGTGTAGAAAATAAATTTAAACAGATGCACAGAAATGTGACTGGCGTTGTTGGATTTGTGAACATTCTGGACGTATACGAATACCTCGGAGCAGCTGAAATCACTATTCAGAACCAGTTCGGCTTCCAGTACATGAAAGACTTTATGGGATTCAATACCATTTTCCTGTTATCTGACAGTGAAATCCCGAGAGGACAGGTTATTGCTACCCCTGTTGAAAACATCGTGCTTTACTATGTTGACCCGAACGAATCTGATTTCGCAAGAGCAGGTCTTGTATACACCGTATCTGGCGAAACAAACCTGATCGGATTCCACACTCAGGGTAACTACCACACAGCAGTGTCCGAAGCGTTCGCAGTTATGGGACTTACTCTTTTTGCGGAGTACATTGATGCAATTGCAGTAATTACCATTGACGAAACACCGACCCTCGGTACTCTGACAGTAACATCTGCGGCTGGAACAGCAACCGGAAATACAAAAATTACCGTAAATCCAGCTAAAGAAAATGCCAACAATGTGTATAAATACAAAGTTGCGGCAGAAGTATCAACTGTTGGATATGGACAGAATCTCAGAAACTGGACTACATGGGACGGAAAAGCTGACATTAAGGCTACAACCGGACAGAAGATCACAGTGGTTGAGTGTGATGGAACATACAAAGCACTGAATGCCGGAAACACAAGCGTAACAGCGAAATCATAAACGTAGGAGGTGACTGGCATGGCTTATGCAGATTATAAATTCTATACAGAATCACTCGGCAATGTCGTGCCAGAAGCCGACTTTCCACGACTGGCAGAAAGAGCCAGTGATTTTGTAGATACAATGACGTTTGACAGGTTGGTGGATGGACTGCCGACGAATGAGCGCTCTCAGAAACGCATCAAAAAGGCGGTCTGTTCATTGGCTGAATTAATGTATCAGATTGAGCTTGCTGAAAAGAATGCTGCCAATGCCGCCGCTAGTGGAGCATCAACCACAGCCGGGTCCGGTGGTAGCACTACAGGCATTGTAACCTCTGTATCTTCCGGCAGTGAATCCATTTCCTACGCCACGCCTCAGCAGATTGGAGCAAGTGCAAAGGAATGGAGCGCAGTGTATGCCGCCGCCGGAGATGTACAGAAAACGAATGACTTACTTCTTAAGACAGCTTTACCATTGTTGATGGGGGTAAGGACGGATGATGGGATACCAATTTTATATGCAGGAGTGTGATAGATATGAGTTTTAGAGAAGCATGGTTTCAGCTTTTAAATGGCAAAAAAATTAAGCTCCCATCTTGGAGCGGATATTGGGCATGGGAAGACAATACGATCAAAATGCATTGTAAGGACGGTAAAGTGCTGGATATCAGAGAGACTGATAATGTGGCGTATACGTTTTCTAATGTTGCATCGCATGATTGGGAGGTAGTTGAATAATGGACATTTCAACATTAGGCTCATGTATAGCAATCGTTATGATCTGCTACATCGTAGGAATGGGCTGCAAAGCATCAAAAAGAATCTCTGATGAATGGATTCCAGTAATCATGGCGGTTATTGGTGGAATTCTCGGAGCGGTCGGAATGGGAATTATCCCGGATTTCCCGGCAACGGATTATATCACGGCAGTTGCAGTCGGTATGTTTAATGGACTGTCGGCCACTGGTGTGAATCAGGTTATTAAACAGACAGTGCAGAAAGAATAATTAAGGAGAGGGTATCATGTATTCATCTAAAATTACACTTTTCAACTATTACGAAAGTGCCACGACAGGAGATGCGTACTGGTATCCTCATGTTTTATCTGGTGTCGACCTTATTACCGATAAAGGAGCAATCCTTAAGAAGTACGGACCAGATGCAACAGACAACGCACAGTTGCACGTACGCTATACTGTCCAGAACGGTGATATAACCATTGCTGACAGGAATGGTAAGATTCTCCCATGGGTGCCACCTAAGGAGTGGAAAAGACAGATTAACAATGCTCTGGAAGATACTATTACATTCTCAGAGGAATCGTTTTTCTGGGAGGGTGAGTGGACTGGTGGAACAGTCACTGATGGTGATTACAGAAATGGATTCTATCAGTACATGAATGAGAATAAGGATAATGTGTTTAAGATTACCAGTGTTGGCGGTCCGTATACGCTGATTCCGCATTTTGAGATTCTAGGTAAGTGATATGAGTAAAATTCATCATTTCAAAGGATTCTCCGTAGTTGATGGAGATATGAAAATTAAACTGAATATGAACAGATTCTCCAGACAGTATCAAGAAGCTCAGTATCTCCTTGATGGAATGGTTATGGACAGTATGATTCCATTCATGCCAATGATCTCAGGAAATTTTATTAACCGTACAAGAGCAGAAAGTACATCTTTACAAGGCAGTGGAAAAGTATGTGCGGCGGCGGCTCCATACGGGCGCTTTCTGTATGAGGGTAAAACCATGGTTGACGAATCAACCGGAAGCCCTTATGCGAGACGTGGAGCAAAGAAAGTCCTTGTCAGTCAGTTCTCTGGTCGGACAGCTGCAAAGGAGAATCTTGAATACACCAAACAGGCACACCCACAAGCGCAAGCTAAATGGTTCGATGCCGCTAAACGACAATACGGTAGCACATGGATACGTAAAGTAAAAGCACAGGCAGGAGGCGGTAGACATGGCAGATAAACCTATCAGTAAAGATGCAACCGGATATGAAATTTTGACAGACGCCATGAAGGCACTTCTGAACCAGTATCCCGGGCTATACGAAAATGAAACAATCAAATTTGAGGAACTTGGCAAAGAATCCGGAATCGCTTTCTCAGCAGACAACGGAGCTTTAGTCTATTCGGAAAAAGAAGATGTATGTGGAGTAATGCATCAGGTATGCCAGTACCCATTTTATGTGGTTTACCGAACAGCATCTGACAAGGAACGACAGAAGTTATCTGTTCAGAAGTTCCTGGACAGTCTCGGCAAATGGATATGTCGAGAACCAGTTGTCATAAATGGCTCTGAGACACGTTTAAATGCGTTTCCCGAGCTTTCACAGGGGCGAGTGATAAAACGCATCACTCGTGACAACTCCTATGGTTTAGAGCCACAGGAGAGTGGTGTGCAGGACTGGTTATTGCCATTGTCAGTGCGCTACGAAAACACTTATGAAGTAATATAACGTAACAACCGGCTATCAATCAGAGATAGTCGCTAACCTACACAGCCTTTTAAAAGTATAGGCAGAAAGGACATTTCTATGGCAGTTACAGGCAAAATTGACCGTAAATACATGGCTCATTATATTGACGCAGGTTCCCTCTGTGGAGGGCTGACGCCGAAATATGAGCGTCTTGGCAAGGATCTGGAAGAGTACAATGTAGAACTCAATCCGGACACTGAAACCTCTAAAAACATTCTCGGAGAATCCACGTTCAAACATAACGGCTACGAAGTTTCTTCTGATGCTGATCCGTTCTATGCAGACACTACATCTGATCTGTTCACAGCATTACAGAAGATTGTAGATGGACGCCTCAAGGACGATAACCTCAAGACAAAAGCAGTTGAAGTCCATCTCTGGACAGAAGCCACAGCAGGCAAGTATGAAGCGTATCAGCAGGATTGCTACGTTGTGCCGACCTCCTACGGTGGTGACACATCTGGTTATCAGATTCCGTTCACAGTTAATTACGTTGGAGAACGTGTCAAAGGTAAATTTGATATTACTTCCGGCTCATTCACAGCTGACAGCGAATAATTTTTTAGGAGGGCGTAGAAAATGGCAAAGACAATTAATACAAGCATTGATGATGGATTTCTTATTTTTACATTCACAAACAAGCAGGGAGAAATCTTTTCTTCCTTTAAGCTGAACCCGACCGACATCAATGTTGCAGCAAGAGCGGAAGAATTGGAAACTTTCTTTGAACAGGCTCAGGAATCTGTTAAAAATGTTTCTTCCAGCAAAGAAATGGCAGAGATTAATAAGCAGATTGAGGACAAAATCAATTATATGCTCGGATACGAAGCATCTAAGGATTTATTTAAAGAACCAATTACCGCAACAACTGTTTTTGGAAATGGTCAGGTGTTCGCCTATATCGTTCTGGACAAAATCAATGAAGCACTTACACCGGAAATTGAAAAAAGAAAGAAAAAAATGCAGGAAGTGGTCAATAGGTACACGGAGAAGTATACAAAATGACCGCCTATGAACTTCCCACCTCACTAAAAATCGGTGAGGTGGATTTTTCTATCAGAACGGATTTTCGAGCAATTATAGATATTCTAATTGCCATGAATGACCCGGAATTAGACGAGCAGGCGAAAGCAGTTGTTATGTTACAAATTCTGTTTGAGGACTGGCAAAGCATACCGGCTGAGCGTCTGGATGAAGCTTGCCAGAAAGCATGTGAATTTATTGACTGTGGACAGGCTGATGATAGTCCGAATAAGCCTAAACCCCGTTTGATGGACTGGGAACAGGACGGTGACATGATTGCACCAGCGGTAAACAAGGTTGCTGGTAAAGAAATCAGATCAGTACCTTATATGCACTGGTGGACGTTCTTCGGGTACTTCATGGAATCTGGCGAATGTCTTTTTAATACCGTAGTTGGAATTCGTTCAAAAAAGGTAAAGGGCGAAAAGCTCGATAAATGGGAGAAGAAATTCTATCAAGAGAACAAGAATATTATTGATATAAAAACACGTCTCAGCGACGAGGAGCAAGCTTATAAAGATAAGCTGAATGAGATGTTGAACCTCAAATAGTTAGGAGGTGGACACATGGCTGCTGATGGCTCAGTCATTATTGATACCAGAATGGATACAACCGGTGTCCAGAACGGCGTGTCAGCAATCAAACAGTCATTTAATGGACTTGGCAGCGTGGTAAAAAAAATAGGCGTACTGATTGGCGGAGCGTTCGCGATTGGGAAACTGTCCCAGTTTGGGAAAGAGTGCATAGAACTTGGTTCTAATCTGGCAGAAGTACAAAACGTGGTCGATGTTACATTTACCACCATGTCGGATAAGGTCAATGAATTCGCCAAAAACGCCATGACCTCAGCCGGACTGTCAGAGACAATGGCAAAAAGGTATGTCGGTACGTTCGGGGCAATGTCTAAGTCGTTCGGATTCTCAGAGTCGCAGGCTTATGACATGTCAACAGCTCTGACACAGCTGACTGGTGATGTAGCATCATTTTATAACATTAGTCAGGATCTGGCGTATATCAAACTGAAATCAGTGTTTACGGGCGAAACGGAAACACTTAAAGACTTGGGTGTCGTTATGACACAAAGCGCACTAGACCAGTACGCACTGGCGAACGGTTATGGTAAAACCACATCTGCCATGACCGAACAGGAGAAAGTTGCTCTCCGATTGGCTTTTGTACAGAAACAGTTGTCTGCCGCATCTGGTGACTTTATCCGAACATCAGACAGCTGGGCGAATCAGATGAGAGTGATGCAGTTACAGCTGCAATCTCTCAAAGCAACAGTCGGACAGGGGCTGATTAATATTTTCACACCTGTTCTGAAAGTGATCAATATTCTGCTCGGCAAATTGGCAACTCTGGCGAATGCCTTCAAGTCATTTACGGAGCTTATCACTGGTAAGAAATCATCAGGTCAAACAGGTGCGAGTGGTGCAGGCCTTGCCGGAACGGATACAATAGCCGACACAGCCGATCAATACGGAGAAGCTGCCGATAATGCTGAAAAGCTGGCAGATGCTACAAATGATACAGCGGACGCAACCAAGAAAGCTACTAAAGCGGCAAAAGGATACCTTAGTCCTCTTGACGAAATAAATAATTACTCAACGGATAAAAGTACGGATTCATCGTCAAAAACGCCGAGTGCGACTGGTGGACTTGTAGATCAGATGAAAGATGCTGTACAAAATGTTGATTATGGAAAGGTTGCAGAAGGCGAGACAGTTCTTGATAAAATTAGTGATTCGGCAAAGAAACTTGCAAATTTGTTCAAAAAACTTTGGAAGCCTTTTCAGGACGCATGGAAAAAAGAGGGCAAGAACACCATTGACGCAGCAAACATTGCTTTGTCGGGAATTGCGAAGCTTGCCAAGAGTGTAGGCAGGAGTCTCATGGAAGTCTGGACAAACGGTACAGGTACGACAATGCTTACAACCATGCTAAGGATTGCTCAGAACGTGCTTAAAACTATTGGGAATATTGCATCTGGTTTTGCCGATGCGTGGAATAAGAACAATGTCGGAACGCAGATTATACAGAACATCGCAGATGCTCTTGTGGTGGTTATGCAGTTCATTGAGAGAATTGCCGCAGATACGGCAACGTGGGCGGCAAACTTAGATTTCTATCCGCTGTTAGAATCTATCAGTAATCTGACAAGTGCATTTGCACCAATTCTGGAATCCATTGGAAATGTTCTTGAATGGATTTACAATAACATCGTTCTTCCGATGTTGAAATGGGTTATTGAGGTAGGACTTCCAACAGTGATTAATTTAGTCGCAAAAGTAGCAACTTTTCTTGCTGATCATCAGTCGATTGTTGAAGCGTTCGGCGCAGCCCTAATCGGAGCGTTCGCGGCAGCAAAGATTGCAGAATTAGCATCGGGAGTTATTAAAAGTGCATCTGGAATAGCTACAGCTGTAAAAGGACTTATCGCGTTAATGACTGGCACTGGCGGGATCATGGGTGGAATCAAGGCCATTGCGACAGCAATCGGTACTGGCGGGATTTTCGCGATCGCAGTCGGTGCTGCTATAGCAATCGGAGTTTTGCTGTACAAAAACTGGGATGAAATATGCGCGGCAGCAACAAAATTAAAAGACTGGGTTGTTGAAAAGACTCGTGAATTGTCAGAATCAGCAACACGTACATTAAGCAATTTGAAAGAAAAGATAGCTAATGTTTGGAATATTATTAAAACATCAACATCTACTACTTGGAACGCAATCAAAAAGACACTTTCTGGCCTTTGGAACTCTCTTAAATCTACAGCCAGCACAGTATTTAATGCAATTAAAACCAAAGTTACTGGCGTTTGGGATAAAATAAAAGACAAGACATCTCGAACATGGGAAAGTGTTACTACTTTTATATCTACTAAGGTCGAAGCGATAAAAACCGCTATTACTGATAAGTTTAATGCCGCCAGAGATGCAGTCAGATCTGCATTTGAAGGCATTGTGAATTTTATTAAAGCCCCGATTAATCAGGCAATCAGTATTGTTAATAATGCAGTTGGGATGATTAATAATGCAATTGGTGGAATTGAATCTGCTTTCTCTTTCGGGCCTTGGACTGTTCCAACACCGTTTGGTTCAAAGACTATTGGATTTCATGCAACATTTCCACGTGTCGGAACTATTCCGTATCTGGCCAGCGGTGCAGTCATTCCACCGCGAAGTGAATTTCTTGCAGTATTAGGAGATCAGAAGAAAGGGAATAACCTGGAAGCGCCGGAAAGCTTGCTGCGACAGATTGTCCGGGAAGAGTCAGGGAAAGGACAGGGAAACGGAAACACTTACAATGTTACAGTCAATGCATCTGGCAGAAAACTATTAGACATTATCATTGATGAAGCAGAGCTTAGGAGACGCAGAAATGGCGGTCAGAATCCATTCTTGTTAGGAGGTGTGTAAATGGCACAGGAACAGTTTAAGATTGATGGGGTCACTATAAAGGCCCCTGACACATATAAGCCAGTGTTCGCAACTACATCCACAGAAAGTTCTAAAAGAAGTCAGGATTTAGTTATGCATAACACACCAATGGGAACCATTGCTGGGTATGACATGGAATGGGGTGAACTTAAATGGGACGAGATCGCGAATATTCTAAATTTGATGATTAATAAAAGCCAGTTCACTTTTCATCATAAGGACCCCAGAACTCCGGGCAAATGGGTCGACAAGACGTTCTATGCATCTAATTTCAACATGGCAGCGCAAACGCTCAAAGGCAATGAAGAACGATGGACAGGATTAACTATTAATGTAAGGAGCATTCGACCGGTATGATTAATGTTACAAATCAGTTAAAAACAGAATCCCTCTTAAATAGTAACTATTATGTTACGGCGAATGCGGTGCTGCGTGATGGGACAACTTTAAACCTGGAAAAAGAAGATTTCTACCTTGACGGAAACGGCATTGTAGATTCTTCTGATTCCGGGGACTTCCCTATAGGTGTAGCCATTGAAAAAACAGCAACATTGGCGCTGGTCAATGATGATGATAGGTTCTCTGACTACAACTTTGTCGGGGCACAGTTCACCCTATTTTTAAATTTGCAACTGTCTGATAGATTGGAAACCATTCGCCGCGGCACATTCATTGTATCAAAAAAACCTGCCACGTCCGATGAGATTAATCTCACTTTGCTGGACTATATGAGTAAGGCAGAGACAGGCTACAATACAAACCTTGTTTTCCCATGCTCTGTCAGAGAGGTTTTAGAAGATGCCTGTCAGCAGACCGGGATTGTGCTGGGTGATGCAGTATTTAAAAATGCAGACTATCAGGTACAAAAGAAACCGGAGAACACCACTTTCAGAGCAGTAATCGGTATGGTTGCAGCTTTGGCAGGTGGTAACGCTCGTATTGACGAGAATGATAATTTGCGAATCATCACTTTTGACGATGGTACAGACACTATTACCTTAGAAACAGTTCCATGGTGCGACATTAACGGAAACACTATTCTTGACATTGATAGTAACGAGATTGAGACAATTCTCGAGCGAAAAGGATTTAAGCCCAATTTTATCAATAACCTTACTTATGATGTTGACGATGTAGTTGTCACCGGGGTCAAATATGTGAATAATGAAACAGAATATAAGTACGGCACGGACGGGTACGTCATCACGATTGACAACAAGCTTCTGACAGGAAATGAGCAAGTCGGTGTAGATTTGATCGGAAAAGAACTTGTCGGCATGAGATTAAGACCATTCTCTTGTGACAGCATAGCGATTGGGTACGCCACATTTGGAGACAGGGTTACTTTTGCAGACATTAAAGGAAACATTTATTATTCCTACTTAACAGATGTAGACTTTGCTTTTTCTGGAAGCACAAGTTTTGCATGCAATGCTAAAAGCATGGAGGATATTGATGCAGATTATCCCGACAGTATGCAGGTAGAGGTTGACAACCTTAAGAAAGATTCCGAAAAGAAAATCACTGCTTACGATGCAAAATTAAAGCAGATGAACGAATTAGCCGCAAATACACTTGGATTTTATTTTACTGAGGAAATTCAGCCGGATGGGTCTTCGGTATCATATCGTCATGATAAACCATCCTTAAAAAATTCAAAAGTAATTTATAAAACAGGTGTGAATGGATTCTTCCTTTCAGTTGATGGTGGAAACACCTGGAAAGCAGGATTCGATTCCAATGGAGACGCAGTTCTGAATATATTGTACGCAATCGGCATTCAGTCTGATTGGATCAATACAAGAGGATTCACGGCAAAAGACAATGACGGCAACATTACATTCCGCATTGATGCAGAGACAGGGGCTGTCAATCTTAATGCCACAGAACTCACAATTAAAGGAAAAACGCCTGAAAATGTCGCAAATGCCGAGGTTGAGAAATTTATTACAGAAGTGTATTCTCCGCAGATTAAGGTTCTTCAGGAGCAGATTGACGGACAGATAGAAGCATTCTTTGGAGACTATGTTCCTGATGGTAATAATGAACCGGCATCCACTTGGGCAGATGATACAACCAAAGAGAAACACTTAGGTGACCTGTTTTATATTGTAAACAACGAAGAATATGGTGGACAGGCTTACAGATATGCAAAGATTAATGGCGAATACAAGTGGGATTATGTAAAAGACACTGCGGTGGTCAAAGCTCTGGCTGATGCGGCGCAGGCACAAAACACGGCAAATGCAAAGAAGAGAATTTTCGGAGCAGAGCCGGTTCCACCTTACGATATTGACGATTTATGGGTTCAGGGAAAGACAGGGGACATTCTTAAGTGTCAAAAGGCAAAGGCAGAGGGCGCAAGCTATGACGCCGATGACTGGGTGAGAGCATCTAAGTATACAGATGATTCAGCAGTTACAGCCTTTATCAAGGGCGTTTTTGCCGATACGATTGAAAGTCTCCAAGAGCAGCTTGACGGCAAAATTCAGACCTGGAGCCAGGATACAGACCCGGCGCTTGAATGGACAGAAACAGAAGAGATTCCGTGGACAGATGTTGATGGCAATTCCATTCTGGACGTAGGTGGAAATGAGATTTTAATTGTTTGGGAAAAAGGCAAATATATCCACAAAGGAGACCTTTGGCAGAATACTGCAAATAACACGCGCTGGCGTTGGGACGGAAATAAATGGGTAGAACAGGAAGTACCAGACTATCTGTTTGATAAGATTGATGGGAAAGCGGCAGTTTATTTTGAACAACCTAAACCACCATATAATGAGGGAGATTTCTGGGTCACATCAAAAGCAGATGGCGAAGCTTCTATCAAAACAGCGGTTAGAAGCCGGTCGGATGGTGCATTTACCGATACTGACTGGATTGATTTCAAATATGCCGATAAAACCGACATTGACAATGCGGTAAAAGAGTATGATACAAGCCTTGGACAGAATGAAGTATTTAATAAGCTGACGAACGGCGGTGAAGACCAGGGAATTTATATACAGGACAAGAAACTGTATATCAATGCAAATTACATCCTTGCAGGCGTTTTGGCAGGCAAATTTATCAATGCGAAAGGAATTAAGGTTATTGACAGTGATAACCAAATCACTCTCCATATTGATGATAGTGGAAAGGTGCACATCGCTGCGACAGAGTTCTCATTAAAAGGAAAAGCTGTCTCTGAAATAGCAAAAGATACCGCGTCCAATACTGCAACAGAAATCGCGACAAAATATGCAACGTTGAATGTGCTGTTATCAAATGAATTCCAGGGAATCCCAACAGATTCGTCCGGCAAATATACCACATTTCCTACATGCGAAACTACGGTAACTGTGTTATATGGCGCTGAAAACGTAACCGCGCAGTCAAACATTTCATTCTCTGCGGAAAACGGAATAAGTGGTTCTGCGTCAGGGGCAACGTACACGGTCTCTGGACTGTCCGTGGACAGTGGCACAATCACAGCAACTGCAACTTACAATGGGATGACCGCAAAGAAAGAATTTGTAGTTGTGAAGCAAAAGCAAGGTGATACCGGAAATGGAATCTCGAAGATTGTACAGCATTATCTCGCTACGTCCAGTTCGTCTGGCGTATCAACAAGCAGTTCTGGATGGACAGAAACCGTGCAGATTCCAACATCGGACAAGCGGTACTTATGGAACTATGAGGAGACTTTCTTCACAAACGGAGCTAAGACGACAACACTTCCTTGTGTGATTGGCGTATACGGGGAAAAAGGCAAAGACGGACAGGATGGAAAAGATGCCAGTGAAATGACACAGTTGGAGATTTTTAATAAATTAACCAACAACGGGGAAACACAGGGGCTATATCTTTATAACAACAAGGTGTATCTGAATGCCTCGTATATTGACACCGGGTATCTGGCTGGATGGGAAGTTGGATATAGAAAGCTTTCATCAAGTGGCACGTATGGAGAAGTAACGCTAGACGCTTCAGCTGGGGAAATCTATTCAAGGACGAATACAGGAGTATATGTGCCAGGGTACGGCACATTGTATGGAACACGAATTAGAGGAATCAATCTTTATACGGGAACTGTACACGCAAGCTCAGTCTCGGTTGGCACCAGCGTTTCGGCAGACAGTGTTTCGACATCAAAAAAAGTTAAAGCAGGTACACATGTAGAAGCCAGTGGACACTTTTACAGCCTTGGCACAGGCACTGACCTTGCGGATTTAAGTGTGCGTGGAACAAAGAAGAGGATTCTTCCAACAAAAAACTATGGCACACAGGCATTTTATTGTTACGAAATGGCATCCCCTATATTCGGAGATATTGGAGAAGCATCCATATCGGAAGATGGCACATGCCTGATAGACATAGACGACATTTTTCAAGAATCTACCAATGTAGGGATTGAGTACTATGTTTTCTTGCAAAAGGAAGGAGATGGCGATTGTTGGGTAGATAAAAAGGAACAGACATATTTCATTGTAAAAGGTACTCCGGGGCTTAAATTTGCATTCGAAATCAAAGCGCGGCAAGCTGACTATGAGCATATGCGGTTTGCCGATGCGAGTGAGATGGCTTATGACAGGGCGATAGACACAGACATGCCGGAGCCGGACTACAGTGAAAGCCTTGAAGTATCAGAACCAGATTATGAAAAGGAACTTTTTAATGACAGGGAAAACATTATTGACGAAATGGGGAAAATATAATGAAGAAAATTCTTACAAGTTTTATGAATCTTAGCACAGGAGAGGGAAGCCGTATCGCTTACACCTATTCTGAGGTAAACGAGGAAACAGGAGAAGTTGTCAGCCAGAACAACAAAGGCAATTTCCTTGTGATGAATGACGATGTACAGGCTCATCTTGATGCAGTCAAAAAATATATCCGGGACAAATATTTAGTATAAGGAGGAAGCAGTTATGCCAAAGTGGACAGATTATACTACAAAAACTACAGTAGCTGATAATGATGAGGTTATGACACTTGATACGGCAGGAAAGGCAAATAAACGCCTTTCGCTGTCTACTCTTTCAGACTGGGTACTTGGAAAAATTGCCGACAAAGTATTCGAGAAGCTTCAGACGAACGACAAAACGATTCTGGGAGCGATTAATGAATTAAATAGTAAGACAACATTAAAAACATACCAAGGAAGTGATATTTCTTCTAATTTTGGTCGGATATATATAAGCAAAAATTTAGGATCGCCAAGGCCTTCAAGTATAATTATATTTGGTTACGAGGGAATGGGCATAGCATTATTTGAATCCATGTACGTTAATTCGTTACCAAAAAAAGCAGTTAATATTTACGGTAATATATTGACTCAAAAAGATGATAAAACAGTTCTTGTTGATTTTGGTGATAGAAACAGGCAAGTAACTATTATATCTCCACAAGGTATAGAAATAGAAGTAGAATCTGTTGAGTAATATCCCTCTTCCCATTTAATTCATTAAAAAATGGAAAACTTTCGTAAAATCTCTACCTATTTATAAGGAACAGTACAAAGGTTAATCAAGAGTCGGTCAGATACAATCATCACAAATATGTTATTTAGCATTATCCGGCAGGCAATCACCTGTCGGATTTTTAAATTGGTACAGAGATGCCTTAACGCTAAATGCTATAATCAGAATTAGGTAAGAATCTTTGTGAAAGGAGCGGACAACATGACAACTGAACAAAAGAACGTCCTGAGAAAGATTATTTATGCGGTCGAAACCGGCGGGCAGATCTACGGACAGCAGGATTATTCGGACTTCACAGAAGCCTACACCAATTCTTCTGAAGAACATGCAATTACAATCGGGGCAGGACAGTGGTACGCAACCGAAGCACAAACACTTTTGAAACGGATTCATGACGCAGATACGGCACAATGGGACAGATTGGATAATATCGGGTTATGGGAGCAGGTACAGGAGGCAGACTGGTCTTGTTTTAACATTTCCAGAAACAGCCAGTTCTCCAATTTAATCGTTCAGCTTATATCGTCCAAAATTGGCGTTAAATGCCAAGACAGCCTTATGGATGAACAATTAGCCGCCTATGCAGATGAAGCCTTTAAAAGGGGTGTCACGGACGCTAGAGGGCAAGCTATGTGTGTGAACTTCAGACACCAAGGTGGACAGGGAGCAGTAACAAGGATTTTGGCAAAGACCCAGAAACCATATACATTGGACAGCCTCTATGCAGCTTGTCAGACCGATACAGGAAACCAAGTTGGGGCATATAAGAGCAGACAGAAGTTTGTTTACGATGCATTAAAGACATATTTTCCAGAAAGTGAGGAAACAGGTATGAGCGCAATTGACAAATTAATCCAGATCGCAAAGAATGAAATTGGATATCTTGAAAAGGCAAGCAATAGCCAGCTTGATAGCAAGACGGCAAATGCCGGAGAAAATAATTATACAAAATACTGGCGAGATATTAAGCCGGATTATCAGGGACAGCCGTGGTGCGCAGCGTTTGTTTCATGGTGCATAATGAAAGCATTTGGCTTAGACACAGCGAAGAAACTTTTGAAGCACTGGCCATATGTTTACTGTCCGACAATGGCGGATTTGTTCACTTTAAATAGCAATCCAAAGGTTGGAGATATTGTTATTTTTTATAGAAACGGAGTGTTCGCGCACACCGGAATTGTAATTAAGGTGTCAGGAGATCGGTTCTGGACAGTCGAAGGGAATACTTCTGGTGGCTCTACAATTATCGCAAATGGTGGTGGAGTATGCCAGAAAAGCTACTACAACAGCAACCTCCCGGGAACAAAATTCTGCACTCCAAACTACAGTTTAGTCAAAGATACAACGCCAGTTTCAGACTCGGATACAGTCAAAAAACAGAACACAAGAGCCTACATTGCGCAGATTAAAAAAGACACAAAATGTTATGCAAAATCAAGTAAAAATAGCCCATCTAAACTGTTTCCAAAGCTGAAAAAAGGTGCAGTTGTAGAGGTAATGAAATACACAGAAACAGACAGTGCCGGGCTGAAATGGTACTTCGTCAGAATTCCGTACCCGAATGATGATGGGTTTATATTTGAGTTTGTCCCGAAGGGCGTATTTACCAGAATTTCAGAAATTCATAAATAAAAGCTCCCGGGGATAGTACCCCGGGAATCAGGTTTCTTATAACATATTGTATCATTTCGTTTTGTAAATCCTATTAGTTCGTTGGACACACGTTAGTCACAAACATAAAAATCATTTCCTAATTAAATATCCTCTAAAGTACTGTATTTAAAGGACTTTCTGACATTTGCATAGTTCTAATTAATATCCTGATTGAATACAATTAGAATAATGAAAATGAAATGAGTGAACTCCTTGTAAAATCGCTGAGAATGTTGATTTTACAAGGGTTTCACGCGTTTTTATGTTCTGAATTGTGATGAATAAAATTGATAAAATAAGATTCCGTTAGTCACAGTTAGTCACAAATGGGACTTTTATTTTCTCAATCTCTGTTCGGAGTTCTTCCAATGTCCGGTGACCGTAAACGGCATTTGTAACATCGCCGCCGAATGAATGACCGAGCATTCTCTTACGATCATTCTCCCTGACTCCATATTTTTCACACAGGGCAGAAAATGTATGCCGGCAGTCATGCGGAGTGTGCTTCGGATCACCGACTATTCCTAAACGTTCCAGTGTAGGATAGAATAACGCTTTTCTGTGGTGCTGCTGAGTATACACGCATAATTTTCCATCTTGCGTCAGCACTTTCTGTTCAACAAAATGATATACAGCAGGATGTATCGGAACGATTCTGTTTTTGCCGGCTTTTGTTTTGATACCGCCTTGGAAGTATCTTTCTTCTAAGTTGGTCGTAAGTTTTAGCACTTCACCGATTCTCCAGCCGGAGTAACACATAATAAGAATGAGCTGCACTTCTGGATCGCCGGTATTATTCCACAGCACCTGCATCTCCTGATCAGAAAAGGGCGTTCCATGTTCGGTGTCATTATCAGCATTGACATGGACGTATAGTGCCTTATTTTCCGTTACAATTTCTGAGTAAACAGCATATTTATACATCTGCTTGAACAGCGTAAGAATCGCCATGAGACTCTGACGCTTTAACGGGCAGTCATCAATGACTTTTTGCAGATCAGGTGCTTTTAAATCCTCGAATACACGATTATACAGAGCCGTGCAGTTTGAGTAAGCGGTCTGGTAAGCTATCTT